GAAAGAACTGCATTCAACTTCGCCTTGAGATCATCATAGGACTTGAAGTTCTTCGGATCGAGGAATTCCTGCAGAGAATGCTGCTTGTTCCAGATTGCCTCAATATCATCATCATCATCGGATAGTGCGCTAGGACCATCAAATTCAGACTTGTCATAGTTGCGATAACCTTCAACTTGACGAATCTTCAGTTTAAAATCAGCACCATCCCAGAAGTCGAATGGATTGACAGGTTTCTCGTCTTCAAAAGTGGGTTGCATAACGTCCTTGATCTTGTCAAAGATCTTCTTACCATACTTGTAAAGGAAAACCTGACCCTCGTTTGCGGGGTTGGCAGGATCTTTAACTACGAGAATGTTGGAGTAGTAAGAGAGACGACGCTTCTGCTTTCGAGCGATTTCCTTATTCGCTTCGATACCAGAGTTCCAAAGTTCCGAGTTAAGTTCCATAACAGGGTCGTCGCGATTGAGGGTGCTCAGAGAGTTCTCAATATACCACTTACCAGTCGGACCTTGGAATCCATGATCCCAGACCCGAACCCATGGAAGATTCTCGCCCTTTGGTGCGGGGAGGAAGCGAATCACAGCATAACCATTACCTGCCTTGTCGACAGTTGGTTTCCAGATGCGATCATCGCCCTTGCTGTTGCTTTTGTTTTCAGAGATAGACTCAACTGCTTGCATGAGAGAGTCAAAGTTACCGCGATTGCGGCGAAGTTCAGATAGTGAATTAGTCATACAGTATATCCTTTATATGCGTTGTATATGCGGTGTTTAAAATTTGTATTCATCATATTCGTCAAAGTCATCATACTCATCCTCATTGGAATATTTATAATACTGCTTACGATGCTTTCTGGGTTTCTTCATATCTTTTTCGTTGCGGCGAATCTTCCCATACTCGTCGTAATTCTTTCTTGAGTGTGTATTGCTCATTGTCTTAACTTTCCATCACTCCGTTCTTCTCCTGTAAATAGAGGTGATTGAATTTATCTTTGTCAACACTAACAAAGATCTTGTATTTCTTGATCAGATGAATAAAGTCTTTCCAAATAATATCATCCGCCAAGAACTCGTTTTCTATAGAACTAACATACCCTAGTTTTTCCAAAATAGCAATAGATTCTATAGAAATTTTTTTACCCAAATACAATTTTAATATTGCTGGGTGTTTACCATCTTCAAAGTAAAACGGATCACCGTCTTTGAACATTGTTTGAAGATCTTCTTTAAATTGATAAGTCAGGCGCTGCATTCTCGTCTGCCATTCTTTATAATTCTGTTCTGCTTCTGAGTCGAACACCCCACCCCATCTGTTTCCCGCGACGAAATTGGCAACCAAGAAGTCGATAATCTCTTTTTTAGTTTTGGTCTTTGCCATTTTGCGTATGGAGAAAAGATCATTCCGTTTCAAGAATGCTTGTCTGCTTGGTCTAACACCACCTCGCGTCTTGGTTATATCATATTTCTCATTGGTAAAGTGCAACCGAAGAGCGAGGTATAATCTATAAACCTCATAAGGATCCATCAGATCGGCAACCTCTCATTGCTACCTTTGATTAAGTGAAGACGAATCGCTTCCGCTTGAAGTTTATCCTTCAACGAAGTACTAATCATAGAGGAAACTGATTCAAACTCAATCTCCTCTTTCTGACAATAATCCACCAAAACATCCATTACTGGTAAATTATATTCTTTGGCAAGTTTCTCGATATGAATTGAAAATTCATTCGCAGTCTTGAATTTCTTTCTTCTCATATCAAGTTCTGTTTCTTCTATATTGATAAAAAATAAGTCTTCCACTTTATGTCATCCCATAATAACGCTTACTATTTAGTCGCTTGTAACAATCCACTTCAGAGAGTAGATAATCGAATATTTGTTTTCTTCTCTGGTAACCAGAATTGGCAATCGCACATTTGAATGCCTCGAAGCAATTTTTAGAAAGAGTTTCATCGCCCAGAAAATCAGTCATTTTATTTTTATGTTCGTATTTGATACTGTTTTCATCTAGAAATCTACTCAGGTCTGATAAATCAAGAATTATAGTATCTGGGTATTTCTCCGCCAACATTTCTATATCAGTCAACCAATTACCGATGTGAAACTGCCAACGGTGACTATCCATTTCTTGGTCTGGAATCCACTGTCGAGGCGACATCTTTATGCATCGCTCGAACATCCTGGACCAAATAGAAGCATTTTCTATAAATGAAACATCAGCATTTTGCTCGATCATTTCTTCTATAAATGGTCCTGCTACGATTTTTACAATAATTTCATACAGACCACTATACATCCTTGACCATGGTTCGCGAATAATTGCCACTATTTGCTTTCCTGTCAATTCTTTCCTCTCGTCTAAACACATTAGAGAACGTTCTCTGAGTGGAGAATAGAATTCCTCGTGCACCGTAACGTCAACAATATCTGGGATGGTGTATAAAGTTCTAGTACCAGTTTTACCTGCTGCATAGAACAAATAATCACTATTCTCAAATACCATCATATCAAGATTTTTCCACCCTAAGATTTAAGATCCATCGTTCAGAACCTTCTATCGTAGTAACTCCATGAATACGAGAGTAATCATATAATACTCCATCGCCAATGTCAAGGTTTATTTTGCGTCCTTGAATAGTAAGTTGCCCGCCAGAGTAGGAATTAGGATCATTTAACTGGATAATTAAACCTGTGTTACTGTGACCATCTATTGGATGCCATGTATCATAATGGTCTTTTATACAAGAACCAACAGGATATTGCATAATCCTAAACGCTGCGGTTTTAGTATTGGGGATTCTATCATAGATTATATCGCAATACTTTTGCGATTCGGTTTCAGATAACTGATGAAGAAAGAAAGTTACAGGCGATCTTCTTGAGGAAGTGAGTTTTCTTTTCGTTCGAACCCCAGCAAACGTGTCGTATTCCTCAGATAATGCAGGAGTCATTTCTATTAACTCCTGACAAATTGCGGGTGTAAAGATATTTCGATATATCTCCACACCCGCACTCACGATTTCTTTATCCATTCAGAAAATCTAATCCTTATTTTTGTCGATAGAAAATATGCCTACCGATCTTAGTCACTTTTCTTAGGTTGTACCATCCAGGATTCACATAATCCGCATGATACCACATTACGTTGTCACCAATTATATTACTATGATCTATCTCTTCTGTCAATACTTTTTCAGCGATCTTGAACGATTCTTCGTAAGCAGCAGGATTAGGTTTGCGTTTACGAGAACAAGTCCATGAGAACTGGCAAGTACTGCGAGTTCTCTGGTATACGACAGAACATATATTTTCTGGGAATTTGTTGCTTGACACTCTATTGAGTGTCACACCAGCAACTGCAATTTTACCATTTTGAGATTCGCCTCTAGACTCGTAATAGATATTGTCAGCAAGGCATTTAAGTTCCCGTTGATCAACAGGAGGAACTTGGACGACGACTACATCATTCGGAGTTGGTCGTCTCTCACTAGCAAAAGAAATATTCGCGGTAGATAATAATGAAATCCCAAGTAAAGAAATTACGAATACAATCGGTTTCTTTAATTGCGTCATTAGTTTTACTCTTATTGTTGTACTCGAGAGGTTATTAGTCAGTGACTCCCCACACTGAAAACAAAATGTGGGGTTTTCTGTTTCTAGGAAACCCCACGGAACCCAATGCTAGCTTAAGCTGCTAGAGCAAATGAAACGTTATTATCGTTTGCATTTATGTTTAGTGGCACTTTGCCAAGCAATCAGTCTCGAACCGCCCTATTCCACGTGTATCGATTCCCAGTAACACCCCCATCATAGATGCACCCAACGACAGCAGTTTGCAACCCGCTATCTAACCCGTCGGAAGGTGACCATGGATACTCCGCATATATGTATTGATTGGCGGATGCATCTATGGTGGAGGTGGGGGGATTCGAACCCCCGTCTACTCCGTTTTTATTGTTGATTGTCATCAACTGATATTTTATTTATACTTTATTTTTTAAGTATAAAAACAGTGTTAATACTTGAGTATTCATCTAGCAATACGGTTTCATAATTGACACTATTTAGATTAGATAAATGATAAAGGAAGTCTTTTCCAAAGACTTTATAGTGATCTTCTTGTCCAAATATTTTTTTTCTCTCTGCGTCAGAGGATAATAATTCTCCTCCACAAATAGTGTGTTTTATATGTTTATAAAACGGGATAGTAAAAATAACATAACCACCAGTCTTCGTAATTCTAATCATTTCGTTTAGATGATCTATATGATTACCTGTTAAATGCTCTAACACATGGTTATGCAGAACTAAATCAAATGCGTTTGAATCAAACTGTAATTCTTCATCTAAGTCTAATTTTACACAGTCTAAATCAAATGCGCTTTTATAATGATCTATGTTAGTATCAGCTAAGACATAGTTTTTATTTTTAACTATTTTTTTAATAATGTTTACTAAACATGGTTCCGGTGCTAAGTGCAAAATGTTTGATGTTGAATTAATAATTTTTTTATTTTCTAATACAGTATAAACTGCTCTGTGTCTTTCTAGACTACCACATCTTGTACATCGTGCGTTAATACGATTGTTAAAGTCTGTAAAACTGGTAGATTTACATATAGAACAATTCATTTCAGTCATCTACTTCGTTTTTATTGTTGATTGTCATCAACTGATAGATTATTTATACTTTATTTTTTCTCTAATGTCAAGCTCTTTTTTCGCTCTTTATACCATAAATCAGAATAAAATGTCTCTCGATAATCTTCGAACCATGGTCCACCATCTGTGTAATGAATCGCCTTTGGATTTTCTAGATGATAATATCCATCGAGGCAATTCCAGTCTAAAGGAATACTTCCGATGTTATTTGCATCAGTCCAATTAAACTTATGAAAATCAATACCCCTTGGATGATTGTTTAACCATTCGGGTGTCAGTTTGGAACAATCATAGTGTTCGTTATTGAAGACCATCAAACTCGACCAGTTTTTCATTTCATAAGAATTTTGAGAAATATTGTCCATCTTTAATGCAGACTTAGGAATATAAGTTGGGTGCTGCGCCACCCAAACTGCCTTTGTCGGATCCATCTTCGCGATCTTAATCAACTCATTGGGATCTTCTAAGAATAGAAAATCGCAATCACAAAAAATAGAAAATCCTTTGTATCCTGACAGATAGGGAACCCAAAATCGTGTGAATGTAAAATCAGTCGACTGCGGTTCTCCAAAATTCCGAGAATACTCTGGGATATCTGCGCTGGAGAGTTTATAAACTTTAAGATTGCTTCTAGATTCAACTGAGAACTTACAAACATCAAATGCTTCCTGTTCTCTGGAGTCATGTCCGACGAAAATCATTTTAGATATTCCTTTAGATCGAGTTCTGTTTTTTCAATCAGAGAAACGCTCGTATCAATTATCGCTTCTAATTCCAAAGTTGGTTCTTCTCTTCTTACACACCATGGAAGACAACGGTCAGTTAACTTGTCTGATGAATATATCAGCATCGGTGCACCGATCCACTTCCCCATCCAGACAGCACTACCATGATAACCTATGAGCAACTTACTGCTTTGAATTAATTCTGCCAATTCTTTTACTGGTGTATCATAACCAACCATCTCAACTTTATGGTTCTTGCGCAGTTCTGTTATATAATCTTCCCACTTACCTGCCAGCGGATCCTTCCACATCTTATGTTTGGCATATTCGGAAAATTGTTTTTTGTTATTAAGAGAAGAAACCACAACTATGTGATTGCCATCCCCCGTCCACCTATATGTGTCGCTAAAACGAAGATTGTGCAATCCAAGATTTTTATCGAAATAATTTGTATGATTATATTCTATAGACTGATTGTAAACGTGTTGCATGGTTACACCGTCTACTCGTTCAGTGTGTGTAAAAATAAAATCTGCTCGTTGATCGATAGTCTCGGGATCTTGTGGTTTAAATTTTGTTCCAGGAGAATGCCCCCAGAAAAATTTCAAATTCACATTTTCTTTTCGACGAAGAGACTCGTTATGCACATAACATATAGGTGATACAATATCACCATATCCGATCTTACCCTTCCATTCGACTTCCATCAATCCTCCCGATTCGATGAAGAAGATTAGCGATTGGTGTTACATCTGGATGCGAATCTCGTTCACTGAACCCCTCGGTGCGAAGACAATCAATCAAATAGGAATGCAATGCTCTCTTAATCAGAGGATAATCCGCTGGAGCAAAAGTGCCGCCTTTAAAATCG